ATCCCTCAGCACGACTACATCGAGATGACATACACCGGCAGCAATCTGACCGGCGTTGTTTACAAGACGGGCGGTTCTGGTGGCACCACGTTGGCGACACTGACGCTTGCCTACGACGGCAGCAACAACCTGACTTCTGTTACCAAGAGCTGAGGGCTGACCGATGGGAACCAAGTACGTCTTCAATCCGACCACCGGCAATCTTGATGCTACCGACGTGGTGGCGTTCAACGGCGAGGTGGACCTAGGCACCGCTGCGGCGCCCAGCATCTTCTTTACCGGCGACCCCAATACCGGCATTTACTCCCCCAGCGCAGACCAAGTAGCCATCTCGACTAATGGCACTGGGCGGTTGTTTGTTGATGCGAGCGGAAATGTTGGGGTTGGTGTCTCAACTCCACAGGGGACATTATCGGTTGAAGCCGAAGGCAGAGTAGTAACCATTGGAGATAGCGGAGTTGCTAACAGGCCACTTATTAAATCCCGAAAAAGCGACGACTCTGATTACGCCTACCTGCATTACGATGCCTTTGAGCATCGCTTCTATGATTCAGGTGTCCTGTCTTATGTGAACGGTCAAAATCAGCATATGTTTAGCACAAACAGTAGCGAACGCCTCCGCATCGACAGCTCCGGCAGGTTGTTAGTTGGCACGTCTAGTGCATCTGCCTTGGCGAATACCGTTCTGCAAGGGCATTCAGGTAGCTCTACGCAGGATGGAAGGCTTTATATCCAGCGAGGCGCAACATCTTTAGGTACTAACACCAGAACAGGGCAGATCAACTTTGCCGATAGCGCTAGCAATGTTGGAGCTTCAATAGAAAGCTGGACTGATGATGCGTGGGCATCAGGTGACTATCCAGGTCGCTTAGTGTTCTCCACTTGTCCCTCGGGCAGCGCATCGCCAGTCGAGCGGGTGAGGATTGTGAATGATGGCAGAACAGATGTTTTCGCGACCGCCGAAACATTAAGGGTTAGAACGGCTGCAACAACCGCTGCCGCATCAATCGCAATCAGGTTGCAAGCCGCCGCAACCACTTTGGGTACAGGTGGCACGACAGAGTTTCAAGTAACAAGCAACGGAAACGTCGCAAACACCAATAACGCTTACGGCGCTATCTCTGACATCAAGCTAAAGGAAAACATCGTTGACGCCAGCTCCCAATGGGATGATCTAAAGGCTCTCCAAGTCCGTAACTACAACTTCAAGGAAGGCCAGACCCACACCCAAATCGGTCTGATCGCCCAAGAAGTCGAACAGGTTTCCCCCGGTCTCGTCAGTGAATCCCCTGACCTTGACGAAGAAGGCAACGACCTTGGCACCGTAACCAAGAGCGTCAACTACTCGGTGCTCTACATGAAGGCAGTGAAGGCGCTGCAGGAAGCAATGGAGCGGATCGAAGTGTTGGAAGCCAAAGTGAACGCTCTCGAAGGCAACTAGTCCTACTCACTACTAGGCGGGCAACCGGCCTACTCAACAGGTTGCACCACTCTTAGCATTAAACCACCGGCACCTAATCATGCCTGACACCAACCCCGCACCTGGCATCGACTTCCCCTTCACTGTGTGGAAGGTCGCCAACATGGAGCGCAACCTTGACGCTATCGGCACCGTGTTCACGGTCCACTACACCGTGACGCACTTCCGCGATGGTGAGCAAGCTGGCGCTTACGGCTCCATTGGTCTTGAGGCACCTGCTGAAGGGACCGGCATCCCTTACGCAGAGCTCGATGAGGACACCGTAGTGGGCTGGGTGAAATCGCACTTCGGCGACGAAAAAGTCGAAGAGATCGTCCAGGCACTCGACAGCCAGATCACTGAAAAGCTGGCGCCTACTAAGTCCGCTGGTGTGCCTTGGGCTGCTGCACCCGCAGCTGCTTAGTCGCGCCGTCTAGCTCGCTGGCGATGTGCTAGCAATGAGGTGGGCCAGCGCGGCTGCAACCGCCTGACCCGTGACCAGATCCACCTGTATTGGACCCGATGGCCGGAGCCTATCGCGCAGGAACCACTGCGCCCGCTTGCGAGCAGACACTTTCTGAAGCCTGGGAGCTGTTTAAGGCAGAGCGCAGCGTTTCGCTTTGCCCCACCAGCCTGACCAGTGACTATTCCCAGGTCAGCAAATGGCTGGCGCGATGCCCGATTCAGGAGTTTGCTGAAGGCCGGCGCGTGCTGACTTGGCTGTTGCAGCAGAAGCCTGACAAGTCGGCACGGCGTGTCTGCATGTATGTGCGCAGCTTGTACCGCTGGGCTGCTGCAGAAGACGTAGCGATGCTGCCTCGCAATCCTGTGGCCAACTTCAGGATGCCTAAGGCCCCGCAAGGTGAGCACGAGGTGGTGGTCATTCCCCGCGAGGAGATCCCGCTGGTTCTGGCAGCGTTAGAAGCCAAGCGCACCTACCGGGGCGTGAACTGGGCGCTGTTTGCTGAGTTCATGCTGCAGACAGCTCTGCGAACTGGTGAGGCAAGGGCGATCAAGTGGGCTGATATCGACGGCGAGCGGGTGCTGATCCACAGCAACTTCACGCTGACGCATGGCCACAAAAACAGCACTAAGACCAACAAGAAACGCTGGGTGCCACTCAATGCACGAGCCCAAGAGATCTTGGCTGCCCTGCCACGAGATAGCGACTATGTGTTCCCATGGAACCGCTTGGCTTTTCAGAGCTTCTTCATCAAGCGCATGGGTCAACTACACAGCGCTGGCCTGATTAAGAAACGCTATCGGCCCTATGACCTACGGCACGTAGCGATCAGTCGCTGGCTGGAGGCTGGCATCCCAGTAACGCAGGCCGCCAACTGGGCCGGGAACACCTCAGAGGTGATCTGGAAGCACTACGCAGCTACCACTGCGGAGTACGAGATGCCAGTGATCTAAACCTGTTTGCCCACGGCCACCGGCAACTTAGGCCAAGCGCCCAACCCACCCTGCGGTGACTGACGAGGAGTACAACGCCCCAGCCGCCGCTGAGCAAAGCACCTGGGTTTCCCAAGCGGTCCCGGCCCTACTGGTGGCTGCTGTCGTGGGCCTTTGTGGCCTGTTCCTCCAAGTCACCAAGATTGAAGCGGGCCTGAGCACCGTCTTAGAAGACGTGCGGGAACTGAAGAACGACTCAAAGGAACGCCTGAACGACATTGACCGTCGTGTGCGTTCTCTTGAAATGCAACGCCGCTGACGGGGCAATTTAGAGCAATCGCAGGCTCCTCATGGAGACCACCGCCATCTTGGCCCTTGTACTGCTGATCGTCAGCGAGATCCTGCCCTACACCCCACTGAAAGGCAACGGCATCGTGCAGGAGATCGTTGAAGTGCTGCGTAAGGTCTTTCCCTACAGCTCTAAAAAGTGAACGGCAAGGCGTATCGCCTTTGGGCTGCGCTGCTGCATGAGCTGATGCGGCTGGTGTGCGAAGAACGCCCCAGCATGCGTCAACGCTGGTGGGTCAAGGCCCTGCTGGATCACACCAGGCCGGATTGGGTCGAATGGAAGACCGAGTTGGCCATGCGGGAAGTAGAGCAGCAGATCGTGGAGCTACATCAGCTCTGGGATCAAGAGCAACCTAATGCGCCACAGCCTGTCATCACAGAGGCTGCCGCAGATGGCAGCAAAGCGCAGCAACTGTTGGGTGGTGAGCTGCGTGTCCGTGCCCCTTGGATCACCGAGTAATGGGTCTCATTCAGCTGCGCGATGCGGCTAAGCATCACAAGCAACTGCCCCATCAACTGGCGGCTTGGGATTGGCTGCAGGAACAACTCAGTGCCGACACGCTGAAGGAGTTTGCAGACCTTTACCGGGCTGATCCGCTGGCCAAGCAGCCACTGCCGCCGAGCTGGCTGGCGCCAGCACTCAAGATCATCCGCGAGTTTGAAGGCTGTCATCTAGAGGCCTATCGCTGCCCTGCAGGTGTACCCACCATCGGTTGGGGCACCACACGGTTGATGGATGCACCAGTCCGCATGGGCGACAAGATCAGCCAGGCCTTAGCTGATGAGCTGCTGCAAAACGAAGTCGAAAACCTCTTCGGCCCTAGTGTGTTGCATCTGCTGCCAATGGCGAAGCAGTGGAAAGCTAATCAGGTGGCAGCGCTGATCAGCTTTGCCTACAACCTTGGCCTCGGCGCCTTGGAAGACTCGACGCTACGCAAGCGTCTGTTGGCCGGTGAAGACCCCTGCACCGTGGTCAAGCAGGAGATGCCGCGCTGGGTGCATGCAGGTGAAGCCGTGTTGGCGGGTCTGGAGCGCCGCCGGGCCGCAGAGGTGGCTCTCTTCTGCGGTGAGCAGCGGTTACAGATCCCAGCGCAGCAAAAGCCCAATACACCACTGAAGGTGCCCTATTACAGCCAGCGTGATTCCACGGTGGCCGGTCAAGCGCAGCGCATGTGCTTCTCCAGCAGTTGCGCCATGCTCGTCTCCTTCGTGCGGCCGGGTGTGATCACTGGTGCAGCCGCTGACGATCAATACCTCAAAACGGTGTTGCGCTTTGGCGATACCACCGATGTGAGTGCCCAGCTCAAGGCCTTAGAGCACTACGGCATCAAGGCCCGCTTCAAGCAGAACGCCGGCTGGGATGACTTGCAACAACAGCTGAGCCGATCTGTGCCGGTGCCCTGTGGCTTCCTGCATCACGGCAGCAGCAGCGCCCCCTCGGGTGGAGGGCATTGGCTCACGGTGATTGGTCTGACCTCAGGCCATGTGCTGGTGAATGATCCCTTCGGGGAAATGGATGTTGTGCGGGGCACCTATCTGAATAGCAAAGGAGCTGGTCTGGCCTACAGCCGTAAAAACTGGGGGCCTCGCTGGTTAGTTGAAGGTCCACGCTCCGGTTGGTGCATCATCGCGGAACCATGAACAACGTGAACATCAGCCAGCGCATTCAACCTGGCCTATGGAAAGTCCACC